AGTAATAGTGGTTTGATTGCCTTGATAATTTTTTCTATTTTGATCAGGCCATTAATTAAAAGTTTGCAAGTCAATGAATGGATTCATCGTCTTTTACATTTAGGTGGTACTAATCCCATATGTATATTAGTTAAGGTGGTGGTGCCGGTATTTTTTCTGAGTTTTGTAATTAATAACACACCACTAGTATATCTTTATTTGGGTTTCTTAGAAAAATGGTGTTTGAATAGTGGCCAAAGTGCAACTATTTATCTAATTCCGTTATCTTTTGCCAGTATTTTAGGTGGTGTTAATACATTAATTGGTACTTCCACAAACTTTTTAGCTGGTAGTTTGGTTAATGAGTATGGTTATTCGTGGACTTTATTTCACCCATTTTTTCTTTCTTTTGTTCCCAGTTTGTTGTCATTAGTAGTTATAGTATTCGGTTATAATTTCTTGTTACCTGAGCGCGAAAATAAAAATAGCAGGGCATGTGAAACTATTTATAAGACTGTGATTACAATACCCAATAATTCAATTTTGGTTGATATGAATATTCTTTATTTAACTAGTAGTTATTTACTATTGGTTAAAAGATTTGAAATTGAGGTTGGATATGTTGTAGTTGAAAATGATTATCGGATTAAGGGTGGTGATAAATTTCTAGTATATGCCACTCCATACGAACTAGTAAATTTTTTGCAGGAACATGGACATTATTTGGATTTTGTTGGGGCGCCACTCTTTAATCCTGATAATTTGAAAGAGTATTTAATGAAAATTCGTAAAACCAAACATTTGGATTTGAATATTGGAGAGGGTGGTAGATTCTTTAAGATTATTGTTAATTCATGTTCTCCGGTTTATAACACAGAAGTGCAAAGTTTGTGCTTCGAAAAAGAGTATCCGGGGATAATTGTGGCCTTAACTAATACTGAAACACAGCGTATGTCAAATGATGAGCATGTATATGAGACCACTAAAATAGATAATAAAGTTGGTTTGTTGGTCTATAGTACGGAAGAATTTTATTGTGAAAATTGTAATAATGAAAATTTTGTGATGGTTACTCGATATCGTGGAGGTAATATCAAATCTAATCTCTATGATCAAGTGGTTAAATGTTGGTTATTGAAACATAATTTATTGACCAATTGTTGTCAAGTTAGGATTTGGCATATAGGATTAATACTATTTTCGATATTGATAGTTTTGGCTTTATTGGGGTTTCCGCTTCTCGTGTTAATCGTAAGTATGTTGGTGGCTGGTTTAATTTTAGGAGTTTTCGAATTGACTTCTATTTTAGATAATATAGATTGGCCATTATATCTTACTCTTGCGTTATCAATCCCCCCTGGTATAGCGGTCACCAAAGCTAATATTGGTGAACAGGTATTGAAATGTTTTACTTATTTGGAAGATTATCCTATTGTTATTATTATTGTTCTAGGAATGTTGACGTTATTGTTAACGAATTGTGTGAATAATGCAACTGCCGTTTCGGTTATGATTCCCTTAGCCTATGAAGTGTCTCAAGGATTGTCTTTTTTGAATACCGAATTAGTATTATTATGGGTGACATGTTTAAGTAGTTGTGCATTTTTGACACCCTATGGATATCAGACTAATTTGATAGTTTATCGTCGCGCCAATTATGTTATTAAGGATTTTCTTAAAGTTGGAACAGTTGCAACGATAGTATATTTTATAGGTCTTTTAGGTATGTATGTATTATTAGATCATTATTATGATAATACAAGAATACCTACCCTAACTCCCAGTACTAATATACCTATCTCCTTGAAATAAAATTTAGGATTCGTTTGATTTTGGTTTCTTAAGAAAAAGTCAAAAGATATAAAGGATAAACCTAAAAATGGGTAATTCACACTCTCAATCCAGAAAACGCAGCTCTAATCGCAACCACATCCCTAATCATCCACATGTTAATTACCGCGACCAACCAGTTCATACACATAACCACGAGCAACCAGTTCATACACATGTTCCAATGTATCGTGACTCTGATGGAACTAAACATGGGGATGAGTGGCGAATTACTGAATGTAGTCATGGGGATCCAGAGTGTCTAGGGGATTTTTTTAATAGTGAAGGCCAAATTTATAGATGGCAACATCCAAACCAAGCTATGCAAACACAAGTACAAATGCAAGATTCAAACCAAGGTGTGCAAACACGAGTACATGATGAACGACAAACGGCTAATAATCATGTCACTTTTAGTGATCAATCCCAAATTTATCAATACGATGTCAATATTCCAGTGGATCCTGTTGTAGTTGAGCCAACTCAACTACCACATACCGGTCAATTTGATTATCACCAATTTTTAAATAACACTGTTTATGTTTGAAGAGATCATTTAAACAAATAAATATAAAGTAAGATATTACTAATTTTCTGTTTATTTGTTTTACATAGACGCTTTTAGATTTTAGTGCAAAGTGTGACAATCCAGGAACGGCTCTGATACAAAGTGAGGATAGGTATTAATTGATACTTTAATGGTTTTACCTATATTCTAACTCAAACAGGCTATAATTAAAAACAGTCTTGCGTAGATAGGCCTCTAGTGATACGACCTCTAGATTTTTTTTGTAGTATAATATTTGGAGGGGGAACTGAACATGTTGTTGGAACCATAAAATTAGATGACGGTATTCCCACTAAACTAGGACAGTCCTTGGTCTCGCATGGCTGTGGTACGATTCGAGGACCCAATAATTTAAGAGTGGGTTCTTGAAAAATATTTTCGTTTTCTGTGTCAGAAACTTTAACATTTGGTGATCCTTTGAAACATATATCTAAAAAAGGAATATGTGTGTCAGGATCGCCAACTAAATGAGAAGGTAGTGGTATTACGGTCTTTGACATTAAATATTTCTTATCAATGAAATTTTATATCATTTTTTTCCGATTTTTGCGACCAGGTGCTGTTGCATGTATATATCTCATTTATACATAGGACCAACGTCTCGGTTAGATACAGGTGCTAGTACATTTGGAAATATAAATGTTAATACAGTGTCGTGAGATATTAGCCAAAGAACAAGCTAATAAACTATTACCGAATACGCTATTACCGATACAGAAAGAAATATCGCTGTCTTCTGTCAAACTAATGAAATAACAATACATCATGTAAAACAGGTTCCACTCACTGACCCTCCACCTAAGTCATTGCTATATAGAGCTCCAATATTGTGCGTTTGTCTTTGTGTGACGGTCGCGTTACGTGCAGCATATATTGTACTATTACCCGAAGTATGAGGGAAACCGCCACTTATAACTGTCATTGATGGAATTGAGTTTTGCGGGAACCCTCCGCTGACCTGTGTCAATGAATTTTTTTAATTTTTTTTTCATAGACAATTTGGGGTGAGCATATCTTCGGCTTGATAATACAAACAAATTGCTTAAATCTAAAGATGTTTTCGAATTATGTGAGCGTTGCGCAAAGCTTTGAAAACATAGTTTCAAGGCAACCACTATTTGCCTTGTTCGCCAAACTAGTGAACTTGTTCTTGGACTTATCTGTAACCCTCAGATGCAAAGCTTCTAGAGGTTCGACACTTTGTGTTTTACAGTGAGCTAAACTGTCCTCCACAAAGGAAGCTTCGCTTCCAAGAGGAAACTTTGCTTCCAAGAGGAAACTTCATGGCTTGCGCTAGTGCATAAACTCGAAGAAAGTCATGTTATACTTGACTTAAAACGACGTCAAGTTACCATAATTACTTAGGTCGTTGGAATGCTTATTTGAATTGGATGAAATAAGGATACTGAAAACATAGTTTCTTCTAGTCAAGTTCAATAATACTTTCATTTATGGCTTTGATAGTTTTTGTAGGAGGTTGATCTTGCTCAAATGCTTCCAAAATTGTTTGTTTTATTTTGGTTCGATCGAGTTCGGTTAACCAATTTTGACTGGTACTAATCCAAGTATTAGGCTTCGGAATCAGAGTATTAATTTTAAGTCCCCGGTAACTATTTAAAGGATTAGCGAGTAGACAATTGATAGTCTTCATGGTAAAGTAACAACATGATTCGTTATCGAGAAGGTTTTGGTGGGAAAGGAATTCTCGGTCAAATTTGATGATGAGATAGAACATTTTAAGCATATTATGGATTGCCTCGGTCTGGTTCCAAAAGGGCAAAGAAAGACTTTTACTATCAATAATTTTAGCATTGATTTTATATTTCCTAGTATCGATATCTGAGACCGCTTTAGTATTAATAGGAGCTAAAATATCAATAACTAAAGTGACCATATGATAATGTTTCATGAATAGGTCAAATGCCGATTTTTCTCCGATTGGAATGATTATTTGGTCTATTTTTTTATTTTTTATGGGTTCGTGATCTCTAATAAACACTAGTAGACTAAGAAGATCACAAGCCGAGGGTTCACTCTTTTCATGGATGGTAACCGGATAAAAAAGAAGTCTTACTGTATTGTCAATTTTATTGGTGATTAGAAAGTAACTTAAATAGCGATGATAATGAAATTCTGTTTCATAAGTGTTTTCGTAACCTTGAATGAGATGTTGATATCCTTTTTTAAGTTGTTTAATGCCTAGACTAGTTAATGGCAAGTTATTTTCTGGGCCAGATCCCAAAGATATATTTGATAAAGATTTTATCATCTTCTATATATTATGATAGCTAATTCGTTTTATCTGAATCTTTGGGTAAATTCAAATAACTTGTTAGTATGATTGAGCAACTCTCTCTTTGAATGTGGCGGGTGCAGAAATGCGGAGAGTGTGGTCTAGAAACCTATACGGTATAAGTGGAATGATATGAGAGCAAAATATCGCTCTTGTTGGACTCCATCTTCCACCATTCCATAAAAGTAAATTAGTAATATTATTACTATTAAAGGCAATAATAATTGGTAAAAGAGACAATTAAGACGTATTTACATTACATTTACGATCAATAAAAGATCAATTTAAGAGACAAGATACGGTAATGGCTTCAAAGTTATGGAATTGACTAACCGAATTGAGACTTATACGGTGGATAATCACCGGGAACTACTGGATGAATTTGGTGAGAATGTAAGTAAGAGGACCTGCCTACGTGGTTTCAAATTGAGTGGGGCATTTGAAACGTTGGCTGAGGCGAAAGAACGGCGAAAATGGTGACAGAGGGGATTGAACCACATGTGCAAGCTGGGTGATTCCGCTGAATGTTTGAGATCCACATCCGGATTTGGCTAAGAAGTCGGTTTATCAATTGGAAGCGTTGAATGATTTGATGGCAAAGAAAAAGGAGAATGAGACGCAACGAAAGGAGTTTTTTGAAAAGCGAACTCGGACACTGATTGACAAAGCTCGTCAGGAAGATAATGAGATGATCCGCGCTAGTGTAGTGTAAGCTACATTGTTTGACGTAGGTAATGGGAGTTGCATCATGTTAGTTAACTGGATGAGAGCATCAACCGGGGTTTTCTGTGTCGACTCTAGTCTTTTCTGTGTCGACTCTAGTCTTTTCTGTGTCGATTCTAGTCTTTGGCAGATTGCTCTCAAGTCTCTACATTCGTGCTCAAGGTGCCAGTCTATTTAGGAAATAAATAGCAGCTGCTACCCTTGCATTGCCCCGTTTTAGGGCAGTGTTCCAGCCATCTTCTGGTTCTCTTTCGTATGGGGCAGGAATTGGTGTATTGGATAGAATCATAATATTGTGTACACTTGTGATCATTCATTCGAGGACGATGGTTGGGGTGTTAGATAAAAATGATCATGTTTGATATTTATAGAGCTGAATAACTTACTTTTTCAGATGATGCTTTGGAATCTCCTGTTTACTTCCTTTATTTATAAAAACATTAATTTTGAGTTTTAAAAATCATTCGTAATAATTACAGTCGTGACAATTGTGCGATAATTCTTGAAAAAAAATAAAAAAAAATAAATTATGAAATAATTTTAGTTTTTATAAAATGGGTTTGAAAGTGTCTAAGCCAAAAACTATTGAAGAAAAATTAATAAAAATGGAAAATGGCCAAAGAGATCGTTACTCGTGTTTAAATGAAAGTTGCAAATGTTTTAAGGAATTAGAAGATCCCTCTGAATATTTTTGTCAATGGGAGCACCATAAATGTATCGATATCATGGCGATAAGGCAAGGAAAAAATAATAACATTTGTAAATGTGGTTCATGTGAACATAAATGTTCCTGTGTTTCTTTATTTATTGAAGGATTCTATGATACCTTTAGGTGTCAATCAGGTAATTATCATATTTGCGTTTGTCCAATTTTAAGGAAAAGAAGAATACCGATAGACGAATGTAGAGCACGTCATCATATCCAAAAAGATCTAAATTCATGACATCTATTTTTATTAGTTTCCTGTTATTTTACTTTGTGTACTTCAAGCAGTTAAGATAACTAATTAACTAAATTAGTTATCGTAATAGATAAAGCAAGGAGGCTATGGACATGACCCCAGTTATTTCTTGATCAGCGGGCAAAGGGTTTTGATCCCGAAGGACAATTTGGATCCAGAACTCAGTCAGTATGGGATGCAAATTGATGAAACTCGCCCACTACTTGATTGGTCGAGCAATCAATGGCGATACAAGGAAATTCAATGACAAATCTTCACTCCTTGTAACGCGCTCTGTGATTTTAAATTTGACATTCTAAAATACGTTGATCCCCAAAAATTTCAATAGAGCACTAGAATACTGGGTGTTGAGTGATTTATCGGTTTCCAGAATGTGCTTGATGCTCACTGGGTTATTGTTTCCAATAATTTAGAATATCATAAGAATAAGCGTAGCAAAATAGGTGCACGCGAGATTGCAAAGTAACCTTGCTAGTTAAGGAAAGTTTCTAAATACAACCAAAATAAATTTGTTATGTTCTGACCACCTTGGTTTTTTTACCGAAGTTCTTTCCTGTCGTTTTTACTTTGATAGTTAGTGGGATGTTCGCGTCACGAAAAAAATAAATTTTTTAAATATAATTCTATATATGTCAACAAATACTGCTAGCGGTAATATTTCAGAACCAATTAATACTTGGCTATGTGGTGTCTGTCATAGTGCAGAACATTTTCCAATGATGATTACTGTATGCGGTCATACTTTTTGTGAGGATTGTTTAAATAATGTAGGAGTTTGCCCAATATGCCGCATTGAATTTAGTATTTATGACTGTCAACCAAATTATACTTTAGTCAAGGAAAATGGCGTACAACCTGTTCGACGTGATTTTGATATAGATACGCAAATTCGTGATTTGGTTCGTATCAAAAATAAACAGATCAAACATCAGGTTAACCAAGTGGCAAAATCGATTTTGGACCAAGTTCATAGTGGCATGATTAAAGAACCGGAGAAATCGTCATATCGATGTGAAATCGATGGTAATATAGGTTCGGAAATTCTGCAACTGGTCCAAGAGAAATTGGAAAGCCATGGTCTGGTTTTCATAATAGATGATGTTACTGAGGAATTGATCAAGATAACACTTAAATTCAAGGTCAAGGTCAAAAGGCGTAGGCCCGTTTCCAGTGGAGCTAATAATATTACTTCTACAAATACAGTTCCGTCGACCAATTACTTGGCACATGTAACTAATCAGACAACTGCTCAAAACGCAAACAATACTGTATCCAGTACTAGTACGAATACAGGACATATAGGTTCAGTTCCGGGTATTAATACAACTGATCTTGGAAATGCAACATCCTCTGCTTTATCAACGCTTGTTTATGATCTACTATCTGTTCCAATTGATACTAGCTATTATTATCCCAATAATACTAACAATATAGTGACTAATACTAATCATAATAGTAATGGTAATATTGGTCATAATGATGGTGATGAAAATAGCGTAGAGTATTAAAAAGAACTTTTGTTTTGGGATGAAAAAATATCAAAATTTTGAATATTAATCAAGAAATCCAGTGTAAATGAACACAGTACAGAACCCTCAATTAGATAAACAAGTCAGAATCATTTTCAATGGTTTTTTAAAGGAATTTCGAGTGAATGCTAGTCGTTGTTGGCGCGCTTGTAGCTCTGAACATTATGCTCAAGAAGTTTTAAATTTGCCTGAATTTGGACAGTTTATTATGGGTGAAGGTAATGGTATGTCTATCCATGATCTAGTGGTTTCTAGTAATTTTAAGGGTATTTTGCATAATTTCTGTGGTATTAGTTTACCAATAATTTATATAAAATTAGGTCAGTTATGTCAAAAATATATAGAAACTCAATATAGGTTGGCAAGGAAGCAGATTTCGGAAAGTAATTTGGAATATGACTGTGTGGACTTATGTATACAAACAGAAGTATTTATGGTGGAAGTATTGAAGTCGGTGATTCAATCATCGTTTTCCCCAATACTTGGTTATAGCACACAAAACACGATGAATAATTCATGGTCCAATCAGCTTAGATTTGATTTGGTCAATTCAGGCAACCAAAACAAATCTAAAAACTAATATAAATAATGTCTTTATTTGTTGTTGATATTATTTGGCATGGTGATGAACCGCGGTCATTTTGGAAAACGAGGAACAAGCTTTAAGACTTTTACAGTCTATATAGTGATATCAGTGTGCAAGAATTCGATAAATTGTTAAGTACACCCAGAGCCACCAGAATTAGGAATATTGCTGTTAGTCATGGTCCTTATCTTAATGAAATGAAGATAAATAACCAGTCGTCAAAGAAAGTTAGATATATGAATTTTATTATTGATATTGATAATTATGAAGATGAAGATAAACAGTATGTTCTTCTTATTTCATTTAAAGAGATACTTCCCGAGCAGAAAGGTGGAAATCGCAAACGGTTGCCACATAGAAAAAGAAGTTAAGAAATATTTTAGTAACATATACAAAAGTCGAGCAACTTCCAAAAAATATTTTATATATTTATAAACCAAACTCAACTAATGCCTCGTAAGAACGGAAAACATCAATGCGGTGGAAGATATAGTAGTTTATATGGACCTAACCTTCCGTTATCTTCTAATACTCCGTCTAGTTCATGTCACTCCGGTTGTGGATGGGCGCTTTCTAGTCCATCATACACCGGTCACGGAACTGTGGGGCGAGGTTTAGGCAAGGGTCTAAATTATGGTGCAGCTCATTATGGACTACCATTAGTTGGTGGTTCCAGTCACTCGGAATCTGCAGATTCCGAAGGTGGCGCTATCTGGGATACCGTAAGAGCTGCTATGGACTATGAAAGTCTCGAGGATTATCTTCAAAGTGAAGAAGATGACATGTCTGATCAAAGTGATGACCAAGACAATAAACAGATTACTAAACAGAATGGTAAACAAAGTACTAAGCAGAATGGTAAGCAGAATAGTAAACAAAGTGGCGGTAACAGTGGTGATTTTAGTCTTCCATTACGTTGGTTCAGCCCATCTAGTGCAAGTGCAAGTATGTCTATGGCTGGTGGAAGAAATATTGATAGTGCGATTGATAATGCTATCCGAGAACTCCAGGATTTGAAAAGATCTAGGAGATCATTTAGTGTAGATCAAAGATATACTCCTGATGAAATTGAGTTCTTCGAAGAGATAGCTGACTTTGCAAGCCGGTGATCGCTAGGATTCTTCTTATATCCTGTAAGATATGTCTTTGTCCAAAATATCGGAAAATTCCGTTTTATATTTGCGTTTTATACAACTCTGGAAACAAGAAATTGTATAAAATACAAAGTAAATAAAGCAAATATCAGATTCTTTTTGATATTAGGAAAGAGGAGGGAAGTTTTCTTGGGTCATCTGAAGACCATTACTGTTAAATTCTCGAGATCTTGCGAGTTCAACTTTGACCCATTGACCCGCAACAAGTTCTAGTCGGTATTTAGTGCACTTATCTGTTAAGTGACGAGCATTACAGAGATTACAGCGGGCCATACAGCGAGCCTTTGTGCACCATTTTTGATTGGTTTCACAGACACCACATTTCTTTGGACATTCTTTTAGTTGATGGTCAGTTGCTTCACAACGAAGGCATACAACTAACTCACTCGTGCAATCCTTTTCGCAATGTCCATATTGACTACACTTAGAACATTGCTGACATTGCCGTGCAAGATGATTCCCCGAACAATGATTGCACTTAGCAGTACAGCGATCCTTATCGCACCAACTATCGATACGTCGACAATTACTGCAAGCTTCTGTGCAGTTTCTGAGTCTATGACTTTCAGCACCACATCGACGACAGCTTGTTTCTTGTGCCCTTGGCTTTTGGCTAACATTAGTACGAGTTGTGGTCTGCACGTCGGACATTTTAAAGATACAGGCTAATAACTTAGAATAATTTTTATTTTTTTCATTCATTTTTTTTCTTATCAATAAATTTGTTTGACAGTGTTACTAATTTGATAAATAAATACTTCTTTACCAAATTTTCTAGCCCTGTATAGGCAATCGCATAATCTAGTCCAGTATTTGCTTTATCCATTACCTTATCTAGAGTGAATTTGTCACGAACATCCTTTAGTCTTTGCCCTATTGGAATTGTTGACAAATATCCAAACGGTTTTGATTACATTGTTTCTTTAATAGCTAGGCCAACAGTTCTTTTGAAAACATAGATAAGGCCTATAGATAATATAGTTGAATTATATGTTGTTATAAGTTTGGTACCAACTATGGTGATAATTGTTGGCATAGTTGGTAAAGTTGTCAGAATGGTGATGGGCAAAGTAAATTAAGCGGCCCGTAGAGCGAGTTAGTAGGCTGGAAGATTACGAAGGGATCTACTACCACCTCCCCTTTCTCCCTGATTTCCGCGATCACCCCAATTAGATCTACCACTTGATCTTTCACGTGGCTTAAATCGTGAAGTTGAGTGATAGCTTTGGAACGGTTCACGTTCTTGTCTCTGAGATGAGCGACTATTCCAACCGTGATCATTATCATCTCTATCATTATAGGATTTTCTATTGTAGCCTCGTCCTCCATTTCCATTATCATCTCTATCATTATAGGCTTTTCTATTGTAGCCTCGTCCTCCAT